AAAAAGCATTTACGAAAAAATGAGAACCAATTATGAGGAACTCAAGCACACAGTTGATGATATTCCGAAGGATACATTGGCCCTGGAAAAATATCAGAAGCTGGGTGAGGATATTACTATCCGGCAGCAGGCTCTAGATAAAGAGTACATCAAGAACAGGGATGATTTTACAAAGAGAATGGATTCTATTGAAGTGGCTCTGAAGAGACCGGGACTTGGTTCTGGTAATTCGGATGATAAGGAATCAAAAGAAATTAAACAATTCCTTATCGAGAATCTTTCTGTACATCGGAAGAGTGATGAGGGGGTTTCCTTTGAGGAAGTTTCCAAAATCATGAGTGAAAAGAGCGTGGGGGAATACCGGGAATATAAAAAAGCTTTTGAAGCTTATTGCCGGAAGTATGGCGGTAATCGTGAATTGATTATTGACCCGAATTACATAAAAGCTCTTCAGGTTGGTATTGATCCGGATGGTGGAATAACAGTTCCGGTAGCAATGTCCAATCGTATGACTGAGATTATTTATGAAACAGATCCAGTCCGTCAGTTGGCTTCTGTAGAATCTATTACAACTGGTAAAATTGAATGGATGGCGGAATGGGATGAGGCCGGGTACAACTGGGAAGGTGAGACTCATGGTGAAACAACTATGCCGGGAGAAACTTCAACCCCGACATGGAAGAAAAGAGCCATTTCAGTTCATACCTTATCAGCAAGACCGAGAGCCACTCAGACTCTTCTGGAAGATTCCGGAATAAATGTAGAACAGTGGCTGGCCAGGAAAGTAGCAGACAAGTTTTCCAGAGCAGAAGCAGCAGCCTTTGTTACTGGTAACGGTATAGGAAAACCGAAAGGCTTTTTGACCTATGCTAACGGAACATCATTCGGAACAATTGAGCAGGTTGCTATGGGTGCAGCTGATGCACTTACGGCAGACGGATTCCTGGCAATAAAATATGCTATGAAAGAATATTACATTGAAAGAGGAACTTGGTTGATGAACAGAAGCACGGTTCTTGCAGCCCTGAAGCTTAAATATGGTGATGGTACTTACATATGGAATCCGGGTCAGTTCGGTTCTGGTAATACTATCGGAAACATCCTGGGTCTTCCTGTAAGAATGTCCACTACAATGCCGGAAGTCGCTGCTGATGCATTATCGATTGTTCTGGCAGACTGGAAAGCAGCGTATTTGATTATAGACAGACTGGGTATTACTATCCAGCGCGACCCATACACAGTAAAACCGTTTGTTGAATTTTATACTCGTAAGAGAGTCGGCGGTGACGTGGATAATTGGGAAGCAATAAAAATCGGAAAAATTTCGGCATAAGGAGGAAATAAATGAGTAACATAAAAAGAGACTTATATTCAAATTTAAAGTTCTTTCAGGCTATGACTCCGCAGGATGTAGCTTCAGGAGCTGCTACCAACGGATTAGCAATTGATACATTAGGATATGACGGTGTGGTCTTTGTTATCAATTGTGGAGCAATGACTTCCGCAGGTTCTTTAGCAGCAGCAGAACGTTGGCAGTTAAAGCTGGAGCATGCTCTGGCAGATACCTATGATACTGCCGCGAGCGCTAGCGCGGGAACATGGTCTGAAGTATATCCTTCACAGATGATACATTCTGTGATAGGAATGGCCGGGGCTTACAGTACATTGAATTCCGGTATATTCCAGAGTATAGCTTCTGTGGCTGATATTTCAATTACAGGCAAGCTGTTCTTTGTTGGGTATAAAGGCCCGAGACGTTTTGTCCGAATAGCTTTTTCGGAAGTAGGTGGAGCATCTACCATATCAGCGAGCGCAATTGCTGTTCTGGGTGGTGCACAGATATGGCCTGTCAACTCACCTGTTGGTGATTAAGGGGACTTTGCACTGGGGATGAAAATTCTCCAGTGACTTTTTAAATGGGGGAAAAATAATGGGAAAAAGTGATAGTAAATATCAGAATACAAAAATACAGATTCCTCAAGGCGCAGACAGACTGAGTATTGACTCCGATGCATACTTTGATTTTTTCGGACAGACGGTAACCGGGGCAATCTTGAAAAAGATATTATATAGCAATCAGCAGGAATTAGAAATTCTTACTTCTGCATTGATAATGTCTACAGTTAATCTTCCGGCCAATGGATTTGTATTTTTAAATTTATCAGTAAGTACAGTAAATGCTTCTATGTGGCTGCCTTCCTGCGTTGAGGGTGATGCTCTGGTAATAGCTGTGAGAAATTATGCGTTAAATAGTTTGAACAGTGTATTTATTTCCACATCCGGATGTACGATAAAAGGATTGGAATATTCCGGGGTATCCAATATTGGTTTGCATACTTCAGTAGTAAGTATAGGAACTCAGCCTGTTGTAGCTTTGAAATGCTTTACTGACGGGGAATGGACAATTGTGGGGGCTTCCCCGAGACAAATTGTTATTGAGCATCCGTCAACATAAGGAGGACAAAAGATGCAAGTTATAATGAAAGAAACAAAGAAAGGTTCTCCGAATGGTATTACAGTTAATGTATATGTTAAAGATCAGGAATATGATCTTCCGGAGAGTCTGACAAAAACTTTTCTGAAAATGGGGGCATGTAAAATGGTTGTAGCAAAAGAAAATAAAGATGCAGGCCCTGCTCCTCAGAATAAAGATGTAGAACCTGAGAAAGTAGAAAAGAAAAAGAAAGACAAGAAAGATAAAGAGGGAAATGATAAATGATAATGTCATCTGAAATCGATGAGAATATGGTATGGGATGTTACTACACCCCCGGCCATTGAGCCTGTTTCCTTAGAAGAATTCAAAATGTTTGCCAGGATTGACGGCAATGATGAAGATTCTCAGTTGTTGAGTTTTTTAATCACTGCCCGATCCCTGATAGAAAAATATTTGAACCGGGCCCTCATTGAACAGACGATTACGTTAAAAATGGATTCATGGCCTGAGAAAGAAGTAATTGAACTTCCCAGGCCCCCTCTTATCTCTATAACAGCTGTAGAAACATTAAATGAATCGGATGTTGCTACTGTATATTCAAGCAGTAATTATTATATTATCAAGAATAAAGAGCCGGGGTTGTTAGTATTAAAGTTTGGAGTAACTCCCCCGCAGAATACAGAAAGATATTATGGTGGGTATCAGGTAAGATATAAAGCAGGATACGGGTCAACGTCTGCAAGTGTTCCTAATGTATTGAAAGATTGTATCAAACAGTGGGCTATGACTATGTATGAAAATAGGGCTATTGTAGAAGAGCCTCCCGCTGAAGTTAAGGCATTATTAAGTAATTACCGGATTTATTATATATGAAACTAGCTCATAAATTAAAACACCGGATTCAGATATGTGAAGGGATTCAAGACCCTAATTCCACCGGTGGATTTGACCGGACATATAAAACATTAACCACTGTATGGGCTGGTATAGAAATCATGTCTGAATATTTAAGAAGTATGTCGCGGATACGCGGGGGGAATGATTCAGACGGGAAATCCCCTACCCATAGATTTATTGTGCGATGGGCAGCCGTACAGAATATGGGAAAGGAAATGAACAGTGCTTTCAGTTCCGGTTTTAATTCGATAGCAGATTTAATTCCTTTGAAGTCTGATATGTTTGTTTTTATGGAAGTGGGTTCTCAATACAAAGGAAGATTATTTCAGATTATGGATATTTATCCGGATGAACAGAATAAGGAATTCATAAAATTTACTAGTGTTGAAATAGAAGAAAAAGGAACAGGATACCCGGAATGACTGGAATAACTTCTAAAAGCTTAAAAGAATTAAATAGAAAATTAAAAAATATAAGTAAACAATTTATTACCCGATCTGCCCACAAGCGTCAGGAAATTTATAATGCTTTATTTGAAGATGGTAACAATATGAGGAATTATATTATTACCAGTATGCGAAATACTACGCGTGCGCCCTGGTCATATAGGAAAACAAAGGATGGTAAGAGACATCACCCATCTATGCCGGGAAGTTTCCCAGCTGTGGATACGGGAGAAGGGATAAGGTCTATTGCTGCTGATGTAAGTATGAAAGAAGGCGTACGATTGGAGATTGGAGTCAATACGGGAGCACCTTATTTAAAATTTTTGGAAGAGGGTACTAAAAGAACGGATGCCCGGCCGTGGCTTGAACCCACAGTGCAGGAATTTAAACCGGGGATTATAAATAAATTGGAAAAGATTGTTCCTACTAATGTTGTAGATTTCTTTGTACAGGGGATGAAATGAAATTATCTTATATTGTAACAAGAATAAGATTAGCAAATACTATATTTGGAAATTATGTAGGTGGCAGTGCTGAACTTGACTTGGCTATTACTAAAAATACTTTGACTCGTAAAGAAATAGCTTTTGTTGTGCCAGTTACAGAAGATGCCACTGCTAATAAATTGGATTCAGGTATCAGTCAGTTGATAACAGAAAAGTTTGCTGTTATAGTTGCTCTGGCTAATGATTCATCGCAGGCAGATAAGACTGGCTTAACATCATATGATTTACTTCATAATATAAGATCAGAATTATTTCGGTCTCTGGTAGGATGGCAGATTAAAGGGGCTGAAAGTTTAATTGAGTATGCAGGTGGCAGATTTATTTCAGTAAGAAATAGTTATCTATGGTGGGAATTTGATTTCAGATATTCCATCAGGCTTCAGGATTGGGAAGGATATTATTGTGACACGGAATCTATTGAAGATTTTATTGAAAGGAAACAGCCTTCCAAGATGGATGATTTTAATAGTATTTCTTCCAAGTATATTTTCTGGCCGAGTGAAAATCTACCATGGAAAGGAACTTATGATGAAGTAACCGGGGATATATCCCAGATGGAAACATGGATTGACTTAACTAAAGACCCGGATGCTGGGGCTTATGGCCGTGGCTTTGATAGTGGGTTTGATTTTTATAGGATCTTGAATCGGAGCAATGATCCTAAGTAAAATAAAAGGAGGAGATATGGAAGCAGAATTTAGAAGGGTAAAACCCAAAGAAGGGTTGAAAGTAAGGTATCCCAGGAACTATGCCATACTGCCGGAGGCAGGGGCAGTGGTTCCATGGATCGGACCTGATGGCAGGTATTGGAGACGCAGATTCAATTCCGGTGATATAATTATTATTGAGGAAGAAAAGAAAAATAATTTTAAAGGAAAGGAGGGAAAATAAATGTCAATTGTATTTAATAATATTCCCGATACAATCAGGACTCCCGGAGCATATACTGAAGTAGATAATTCCAGAGCGTTGAAAGGATTAGTAGCAAATCCCCATAAGGCTCTTATTATCGGGCAGAAAACATCTTCCGGGACTGCTTCTGTTGATATTGTAAAACAAATAACATCAGACGGACTGGCAGACGGATTTTTTGGAGTCGGTTCTATTCTTGCGAGAATGTGCAATGTATTCAAACAGAATAATCCTAACACCGAATTACATGCTATGGCTTTGAGTATATCCACCGGGGGAGTAAAAGCAACAGGAATAATTAAATTTGAATCAGGACTTTCCGCAACAGCTGATGGTTATTATTACCTAATGGTAAATGGAACAGCCTGTTATGTTCCTATCACTTCAGCATGGAGCATTACTGATGTATGTGCTGCTATTGTAGCTAAGATAAATTCAATGGATATGCTTCCGGTAGTTGCTTCTGTGTCTGCTAGTGCTGTGGGTAGTAATCATGTTAATGTTACTGCAAAGATTTCCGGAAGCTTGGGAAATTATATTAACATAAGAGCTAATTATTATACAGGTCAAAATAACCCGGCTGGATGGAGTGTTAATGGTATTACTCATCCTACTATGGCTTCAGGTTCCGGGGCTCCTGAACTAGATGAGGCGTGGGCAGTAATTGCAGGAACTCAGTATCAACATATTATTCAGCCTTATGATGACGCTGCGAATTTAACTTCTCTGGAAAATGAACTGGAAGATAGATTCGGGCCTCTTATTGATCTTCAGGGTCATGGATATGTAGGGGTGAGGGGAACACAGGCCGAATTAACTACTTTAGGAAATTCCAGAAACAGTCCTCACAATACAATAATCGGGGCTGATGATAGCCCTACTAGTCCTGAAGAATGGGCTGCCGCTGCGGGTGCGGTTGCTGCATGGAATCTGAATAATGATCCGGCAAGACCTCTTTATGGATTAAAGCTGAAGGGGATTCTTGCTCCGCCTGATGCTGGTAGATTTACCCGGGCTGAAAGAGATATTCTTTTATATGATGGAATATCTACATGGATATGTGATGTTTCCGGCAATGTATTACTGGAAAGATTGTTAACAACTTATCAGACAAATCTTACAGGCTCAATTGATCCGAGTTATCTGGATATATGTACAATGCTTACGCTTATGGAAATCAGGTACCAATACAAAGCAAGGATGACTACCCGGTTTATTACTCAAAGATTTAAACTGGCAGATGATGGATTTCCCGTCCAGCCCGGCAGTTATGTAGTTGTTCCCAAAACGGTGAAGTCAGAAATAATTGCATTGTTTGCGGAATTACAGGATGCTGGATTGATTGAGAATCTAAATGATTTTAAAAACAATCTTATTGTACAAAGAAACTCCGCTGACAAGACCAGGGTTGATGTTATATTGCCTCCTGATCTTGTTAACCAGTTTAATATTATAGCTTCAGTAATACAATTCATTTTATAAGGAGAAAAAATAATGGGAAAGATTACAGGCAGAATTGAAGTAATAGTTAATGGTCAGACACTTCTCAATAAAGCCGGGGCCGTAGCATCAGGCCTCGGCCTCAGTGGTGAACCTAACTTTGAATTAAAAGAAGTCATGGGTGATACGGGATTACATGGATTTACGGAAGATCCGATTGTTGCCCGGTGCGCTGTTACTATTACCGATAGGGATGATATCTCCCTTGATACGCTCGCGCGCGTACGCGAGAACGGAACAGTAATATTCCGGTCAGCCAGTGGTGGAAAGGCTTACACTATGAATAAGGCTACATGTAAACGAAACTTTACTTTAACTGGGGGTGAGGGGGAAACTCAGGTTGAGTTTATAGGGCCTAACTGGATTGAAGGAGTTGAGTCGTAATGGAAGAAGAAAAAAAGAAAATTATTTTAAAACATCCCGTAGTCATCAAACAGGAAGACGGCAGCGAACAAGTTTATAAGGAAATTTTTATTGGGAGAATTAAGAATAAACATTTAAAATTACTTCCTAAAAATTTCGTAGAAAGTAATGGGAAAATTCCACCGGATAAATTATCAAAAGTTATTTCAGTAATTGCAGATATTCCGGTGGAAGTGGCTGATGAAATTGATCTAGAAGATACTTTTTCAATAGCTGAGGTGATGGACAGTTTTTTCGGGCAATCCCAGCCAACTGGGAACAATACATCTGGTTCATAGCTCATGAATTTAGTTTTACTCAGACTGAAATATGGGAAATGGATTGGATAGAAACTTTATTTTGGTATTCTGGAATAGAATGGATGGCAGAAAAGTAAATGGCAGATAATCGGCAATTTGTACTCAGTGCAATAGTTCAGGTTTTGGATAAAGCTACTGGTCCCCTTCAGAAGATTGGAAGGGGCTTTGGAACTGCATCCCTACAACTGGACAGAACTGCTAATAGACTTAATGCTATATCAGAAAGAACAAAGAAGATGGGAGATTCTTTTTCCAGTGCTGGGAGAACATTAACAACGGGAATTACCCTTCCTATTATCGGGGCCGGAATAGCTGCTTTGAAAACCTTTGGTGATTTTGAAATGATGACTGCTAACTTTACTACTATGTTTCAGGGAAATGAAAAAGCAGCCAAGGGGTTTTTAAAAACCATTGAAGACTATGCTAATGTAACCCCATATACTACTCGTGGACTTGCTAAGAATGCTCAGACTATGTTACAGTTTGGGATAAGTTCTGAAAAGGTAATGCCTATATTAAAACAATTAGGAGATATTGCCGGGGGTAATACAGAAAGAATGGATGCCCTTGCTCTGGCTTTTTCTCAGGTATCTTCCGCGGGAAGATTGCAGGGTCAGGATTTACTTCAGATGGTCAATGCCGGATTTAATCCTTTACAGATAATAAGCCAGAAGACTGGAAAGTCAATGGCTGAATTAAAAGATATAATGAGTAAAGGGGGCATCAGTGCTAATGCAGTAGCGGAAGCATTTAAACTTGCTACAGAGAAAGGTGGATTATTTTATAAGGGGGCTGAAAGAGGATCTAAAACTTTATATGGATTATTTTCTACTTTAAAGGATGAGGGTGAAAAATCTTTGAGAATGTTAGGAGAGTCTATAAAAGATTCTTTAAATCTTTCTGAAGAATTACCTAAGTTGGCAAAAAGAATATCTGAGGTGACAAAAAAAGTATCAGAATGGATAAAAGAAAATCCCGAATTGACTAAATTTCTTATAAAGTTTTTATTGATATCTGCTACAGTCGGTCCGACTCTTTTAGTGTTTGGAAAATTGATGTCAACAGTTTCCGTAATTACTAAAGGATTTTCCATTGCTTCTAGAGGAGCGGGGGCCTTTTTAAAAGTACTGGGATTATTAGGAAAGACTAATATGACCTCAGTATTAGGAAAATTTTCTGCTCTTGGAAAAGTTCTTGGCCCGATTGGAATTGCAATAGGATTGTTTGAGGGAATGGATCTCATACTGGAATCCATTCAAAAGAAAATGGAAGCTATTCCCGGATTATTTGACGCTATCGGGCAGCATGCTGCTATACTGACAGCAGGTATTCCTATATTGAGTCAATTCGGTTTTGGCTGGCAAATGAAAGCTAATCAGAATGCTAAGGCACGATCTAAAATTACAGCCGATCAGAAAAAGGAAATTGAAAAGCTTGCTAATGATATTATAAAAACATCCAGTGATCCGGAAAAAATAAAAAGGGCTCAGGAAATACTCAAATCTTCTCAAACAGAGATTACAATAAAAGTACAGGCTGAAGAAGGTACATCAGCTAATGTGGATAAGATTAAATCAAAAGGAAATACAAAACCTAAAGTCAGTTATGAAGGTTATACTGGAAATATATATTTATACGGAAACTAATATATGAGCTGGAGAGATAGATTACAATGGGCTTCGCAGGGAAAAGGAAAAGCTTCTTTTCGGGGAGCTTCTTTCTTTATTGAATCCAGCGAGATCGGTGTTGGCCGACAAATTGAAATGCATGGTATTTTTCAGGATAAGAAAGAAGGTGGAACAACTGAAATTGATTCCCTGATGGGTGTTTCCGGAAATACTAAAAAAGGAAAAAAGAATATAGGTGGAATTTATGCTGAAGACCTCGGCCCGGATGCTGATGAATTTATTGTAATAGGATATGTAGTTCAAAATACAGAAAATGGGTTGGATCATTTTCCCGAAAGAGATGCTTTAATTTCTGCGCTTAAGACCTGGGGGCCGGGGGAATTAGTTCATCCTTCTTATGGGAAAATAAAAGTTTCCTTATCTGAGAAAGCAAGAATAACAGAAAGTTTTAAAAATGATCTTGGTATTGCCCGGTTTGAAATGACTTTTGTTCAATACTTTAAATCTATTTTTAAAACCCAAACACCGGATTATAAACAAAAGATAGATACTTCAGTATTAGGTACGGTTAATGCAGCGCTGGATGGATTTACAGACAAGATGAGAACAGCCGGAGCCTTTCTAAATACTCTTGTTAATCCTATGATAAATACAATATCAAAAATTCAAACTGCGGTAGCTTCCGTTCAGGGGGCTCTTGCTTCTACTATCAATGCAGCACTCAGCACAATAAGTTCTATTCTTAATCTGGCAGATACTTTACTGGATGCCCCCTGTGACTTAGCTAACCAGCTGATAGCAGCCGGGCAGGCAGCTCAGTCTTTAGTCGGCATGGCCGGAGAAGTAGTGTCAGGGGGAATAGTAGGCGGATGCAGTGGAGAGACTCGCGGGGATATTATAACAATGTCCGGGGATAATGTATCAGAAAACCTGGGAATTTCTATTTGTAAGAATTTAACGGAAGCTGCTCAGTATGATACAGACGACCTGGAAGGGGTTCCCGTAGAGCAGCAGAATAATTTATCTTTAATTGCCACTATATCTCAGGTGGGGATGATAACAACAGCTGCTCAAATAGCAATCAGGATTTTATTCAGCAATCAGGAAGACATGGAAAAAGTTTTAAAATATATTACTGATGCTATGGATTATTTATTACTGAGGCTAGGGTCTGTTAATGGTGAGATTGATGATCCTTTATTGTTCCAGAAATTATCCCAGCTGAGAAGTGATTTTATTTTTTCTATGTATAAGAAGAATACAGACCTTGC